GATTTGCGCGCCGAGGTTTTCGCCGATCGCGGTCGTGGCAAAGCCGGCGCCTGCACCCGCCAGCGAGCGACCGAGACTTGGGGTCTTGGCGAGCTTGGTGGTCGGCGTCGCCGGCGGCGGGGCAAAATCGGATGACGTGCGCGTTGCCGGAATGACCGCGCCGGTTTGCGGATCGGCGGAGCCGCCGACAAAATTCGAGGCGCGCACCTCGTCGTAGGCGCCGGATTTGACGCCGCTCTGGCTCGAGGACGGGGTCTGCTGTTCAAGGGCCATCGCTGTGCCTTACGGGAAAAGATTATGATTTTTGAGCGCGGTGATCGCGAGGTTCGCGGTCTCTTGCGCGTTCGCGATCGTGGTCTCGGCGGGATCCGGCAAATTGTTCGGGTCGACGTTGGCGGTCGCCTGAAAGGAAGGATTGGCGAGCCCGCTTTGCAGGACGAGCGCATCGTAGAAGGCTTCCATCCAGTTCTGGATGACGACGTAGTCGGCCTGAAAATCTCCGGTCAACCGCGGCGGCGGCGGAACGACGGTTTCGGCGGCCGAAGGATTTGCCATCTCAATGACCTATCGGATCGGCCTTCACTTCGGCCTTCATCAGATTGATTGGGCAATCGTCGGTCGACGAAAATTCGAACATGAAACTCGTGCCGGTGCCGAAGGAGCCGTATTCCTTGAACTGGATGCGATCGCCGGCAAAGCCGAGATCGCGCGAAATCCACGGTCCGAACGGCCGTCCCTCGCGCGAGCAGCGCACGCGGAGCGTCGCGCGCGTATTCGGCGTCCCCATCCCTCGCACCACATGCAACCGCAAGTTCTTGATCTGAATTTGGTTCTTCTCGGCGATGTGGGCGGTGCGGACGAGCCAGCGCTGGATCGCGCCGGCGTGGCTGTGCACGTCGTCGGTGACCTCGTAGATCACCCCCTCGCCGCCGACGAAGTTCCTATTCCAGATGTTCCAATGCGACCAGCCCGGCCAGCGGATCGGCAGGCCCCGCTGCGGATCGAAGCCATAGAGCGAAAAGTATTTCTTGTGGCGGTAGTCGTAGCCGAGCGTGATCCCCTTGGTGCCGTAGGGATTGGTCGCGCGCGGGATCTGCAAGATGAGGAACGCCTGGCCGATCGTGTGCAAGGGCGTCTCGGGATAGCCGCCGATCCAGGCGTCCGTCCAATCGTCGACCTTCTCGAGCAATTGGCCGATTTCGACCGAGGCGACCGCCGAGCTTTGCTGCGAGAATCGCACGAGCTGCGTGCGCTTGGAAATCGTCCACATCGCGTTGTCGGCGAACACCTGGCAGTAGGGAAACTTCACCCCGTCGCCGACCGCCCAGCGGCGGAAGAACGGCGCGGTGCCGGTGGTGAGGCGCTCGAACTGCTCGACCGATTTGTCGCCGCCGAAAAGAAGCTCGCGAAACGGTGTAATCAACAGGGAATTGATGTTGTCCGGGTTGCCGTCGGCGGTGAAGGTGTTCTGCGAAGGCCACGAATCAGGCACGCCCGGATCGGAGTGAAACCAGCGCAGCGAGTTCATTTCCGGCGCGACCACGTAGCCGTCGATCCAGGCGACGTGGGTGGTGAGCGGCGCGTTCTCGCTCAACAACTCGGTCTTGTCGGTACGGAGCCGGATGATCGGCCCGCCAGCGGCGGCGAAGATTTCCCGATCGCTCGCGGTGAAGATCACCCGCCGCCCGCCCGCCACCGGCACGCCGGTCACGTTGTTGACGCGGGCAGCCTCATCGACGCGGAAGATTTGGCCTTTGCTGGTGCCCGCGATCATGTCGCCGGCGTAATCGTAGAGATAGACCCGATCCCTGTTGCCGAGATCGGCAAAAATCTTCAGCCCCGGAAACCGGGTGTGGCCGCCCAACTCGTTGACGAAGCCGTTCTCGACCGCGGTCTGGTAGCCTTGAATCGCGTCCTGATCGAGATTGGCGAAGAGGCCCTTGTCGAGCGGAAGCGGTATCCAAGCCTCCGGGCCTTTCGGTTGACGCGGCGCCATCAGCTCGAGACCACGTCCACGTCCGCGGTCCATTCGACGTTGGTGGAGGCCGCCCCCGTCACCTGCAATTCGATGTCGGTGCCGTTGGCGACGAAGGTCGCCGCCCAGGACGCGCCGTTTGCCGCCGCCGCGCGGATCGAGGTGACGCTGCCAAGCAGCGTGGTGCTGCTGGTGGCGATGAGGCCGTTCACCGTCGCCGAGCCGCCGCCGGTGTCGGTGATGATCTCGTTGTCCTGGAAGGTGCCGACAATATCCTGAAGGTTGAGCGTGCCGGTGGCGCCGGCATCGGTGTTGGCGCAGATCCTCGCGGTCGCGCCCGAACTCTGCCCGGTGACGACATTGCCGGCGGTGAAAGCGACCGTCTTGACCTTGTAGGCGAGCGTCGCCGAGGGCTGGCGGGCGGAGGCCCCGATGTGGAAGGATTCCTGCTGGTCGACGCTGCGGCCGCGGCCGATGACCTTGGCCTCGAGCGAGACCACCTGGCCGGGCTTGAGCGTAATCCCCCACACGCGGGTGGCGACGGAGCCGGTGGTCAGTCCCGATGTATTGCCGCGATCGTAGGTCTTGTGGCGGAGCCAGGCGGTCGGCAAATTGCCGCCGATCGTATTGCCGGAAATCTCGCGGCAATCCTCGACGAGAACGTTGTTGAGGGGCGTCGAGAGCGTGACGGCGACGCCGGTAAAGTCGACCTTGCGGAAGGCGAAGGATTGCAGCGTGCCGGAGAGCTTGATCGTGCCGCCGTTGAACGAGCCGCCATTGACCTCCACGCCGATCACCGAATTGATCAGCGGCTGCAGCGGCGAGCCGTCCTCGACCGTGAAATTGTCGATGTTGCCGGTGAACTCGCAATCGCGGAAGACGGTCTTGCGCGCGCCGACGAGATGCACGGCCGCGCCGGTGTTGTTGTCGAACTCGACGCCCTTGAAGATGTTGTGGTCGATCGCCTGATCGACCCACTTCAATTCGACCCCGAAGGTGAGATTGAGCTCGACCGCGCCGCCGTCCCAAAGGTTGAATTCGAGCGGCCCGCCAAGGCCGGCGTCGGAGTTTCCCTGCGCCTCATAGCCGGTGAGACAGCCGTTCACGTACAGATCGCGCCAATGGCAGTTGGAGCCGCCGCGCCGCAGGATCCCGGTGGAGAAGCGCTTGACCTCGCAATCCTCGAGGATGATCTGGTTGACGTCCTCGGCAAAGACGCCGACGGCGCCGGTGACCTGGCTCACACCGTCGAGCGTCAGGCGCGACAGGCCCGCGCGCGCGCCGCTGATGATGAGCACGTTGCCGCCGGCGAGCGATTGCACGATGGTGGCACCGCGCCCGGCGCCGCGAAGCACGACGGAGGGCGGCAGCGTGACCTGGTTGACCTGGAAGGTGCCGGCCGGGATCTCGACGTAGCCGCCGCCGTTCGAGGCCGCCGCCCCGATCGCCGCGAGCAAGGTCGCCGTGTTGGTCGCGGCCGATGCCCCCTGCTCGCCCACGGCGGTCCAGATGCCGTAATTGCGCACGTCCACGCGCTCCACGACGAGATCGGCGAGCGCGAGCGGGCCGGCCCCGCCGGTCGGATTGACGGTCGCTTGGGATGCGTCTTGGTCGTCGAGCGTGGTGAGGGCCGGCTGCTCGACGCCGGTGCGATCGACGCTGTTGATCGAAAGCTCGTAGGCCTGCCCGGTGTAGAGCGGCGCGGAAAACTTGCCGTAGGAAATGCCGCCGGCAGTCTTCTCGATCAAGGTCTGCGGGTTGGTCGCCGGCGTCGTCAGCGCTTCATCGGAGAAGAGCGGCGCAAGCGTGTTGGTGCCGGCAAGCTCCACGCTGACCTGGGCGAAGCCGTAGCCGGGCCGCCAGGTGTCGAACTCGGCGATGCGGATTGAGGGCATCGTGGCGACCACTCACCACGAAAAATGAATGGGGTGGAAGTGCGTGAGCGCGAGAGCGGCGGAGATGACGAAGCCGATCGCGAGTATCCAGAACGGGTTCATCCCGTAGTCCTGCTGTGAAGGCGCAGGCGATCCAATGCCGGACAAGAGGTAGAGAGCGAACAAGACGATGGTCAGGACAGCAACGACGACCGCGAGAACGAGGCCCATCAGTTCACCGCTTCCTTGACGACGGCCCGCGCCATGCGGGCGGGCATCTGCGTGTGCCCTGCCGGCGCGATTATGTTCGTCGCCCCCCTGACCGGATAGCCGCCGCAGCAGACGACGAACGGGAAAGCGTCGAACGGGTTGTGCCAATTGATGCACTTCGTCCTCGCTGGGCAGCCGGTGTTCACGAAGGTCGGGTCGAGGGTGAGGATTTTCTTTGCGCCCGTCTTCAGCGCGGCGTCGGCGCCAGCGGAATGACCGATCGCAACATCGACCTTGACGTCCGGCACCGCGAACCAATCGGCGTAGATGACCTTGTGGCCTTTCTTCTGCAGGCCTTGCACGATCTCCGTCATGGGCGCGACGGCACGGCCACCGATCCCGACGATGACGAGATAGGTCTTCGCCGTCGCCGCGTTTGCGGACAGGGCAAGCGTAAGCGCCGCCGCGAGAAGCGTGCGTTTCATGTGATACTCGTTTTTTTAGTGGAGAGGGATCAGGCGGCTACGAAGCCATACCAATGGGCGAGAAACGGAAGCGCGACGAAGAAGAGCCAATAGACCGCGCCGATCGCCATGCCGAAGCCGACGATGGCGAAGACGCTCTGCACCGCTCGACCCCAAAACCCAAGCGCAGCGCCCCATTGCAGGACGAAGAAAACCGCACCGAAGGCATATACGAAGGCGAAGGGCGGCCAGGCGATCGCCATGAATGCGAGCAATGCCGCGCGGCCGCCCGTGGATCGGATGCCGCTCGGCCAGCCGCGCGTTTCCTGGGGACCGAAGCGGCCGACAAGAAAGGCAATCGCCACCATGGCGAGCCCGATCAGGTGATATTCGAGCGGGGTGATGGTCATGGTGTCAGCGCTTGAAGATGCGCGCGACCTTCTCGATGGTGCGTCCGCCGAAGTAGCCGCCGATCACGAGCATCACCACGCCCCACATATTCGGGTCGAGCGGGTCGGTCGCTCCCCAACCGAGCACCTTGTCCCAAACGATGATCTTCCAGATGAAGACGATGCACGGCAGCGCAAACAGCGGCCGGATCATCGCCGTGACCCACCAGCCCTGCTCCTGCCGGATGATGGAGGCCTCGGCTTGGCGCGCGGCAATCTCGCCTTCGATCTCTTTCGCGGCGAGGTCCTCGGCGAGCACGTCCTGTTGCGACTTCGCCGCGATCTTCGCCTTGTAGGCGTCGAGCATCCCCTTGATGATCGGCCCGCCGATGAAGTCGAGAATGATTTTCCACAGCATGGATCAATCCTTCTCGGGGATGGCGGGCTTATCGAGCGGGGAAGCGTCGCTGAAAAAGAGCTTCAGGAGGCTGGTGCCGATCGCCAGCACAAGGATGATGATGCCGGCCGCCTGCGGCGAGAAGAACAGCGTCCAGTCGACGCCGCTGTCCTTCAGCGCCTCGATGATCGGTGCGGCCATGGTGAACAGGCTGCCGACGATCATGGCGAGCGCTTGCAAAATGAGCGTCTTCCAGCGGTTGAGCTTCCAGCGAAGGCGGCTCCAGCCCGCGCGCGCGGGCGGGATGGCGGTCGGGTCGACGCCGGGATCGTCGGGCATGGTCATGCGGTTGCCTTTGCCGCTTCATCGCGGAACGCCTTGGCGCGCAGCCCGTGCTGATAGGCTTGGATCGCGCACCAGGCGATGAGGGCGACGATGGCGATGCCGCCCGCCACGATGGCGGCCTCCTGCCACCACGGCAGCGAGTGGAACCAGTCGAGCCAGCCTTGATGCGCCTGCGAGCCGGCAGCGCCGCCGCCAGCCACGCCGCCGCCGGCCGCCGTTCGGTTCTCTTTCTTCTGCTGGTCGGCCTTGCCGGCCTCGTGATTGAGCACGTCTTTCTGTTGCGCCGGCGTCATGGCGGCGCCGAACTGCATCCACATGCGGCAGGCGAAGGCTTCGAGCCGCGCCACGCGATCCATCCAGCCGGGGCCGAAGTGATCGAAAGTTCCGAGCCGTTGCAGGAACGCGCGGCGATTGGCGCATTGCCGTTTGATGAGCGCGATCTGGTCCTTGGCACCTTTGGCGTCGACCGCAAGCTCGTGCGCAATCCCGCTGTCGACACCGAGCGCGGCCGCAAGCCAGCGAAGCGATCGCGACGGACCAGAGTTCACGCCGCCGTCCATCACCACGCAATCGGTGCCGGGCGGCATCTCGTCATAGGCGACAGCGGGATTATATTTATCGTGATAGATCGTCGCCGCTTCCGACTTCGGCATCGCCTTCACGTCCGCCGGCGTTGCGTCAGCTTTCCAGTAGCGGCGCGCGTCGGCTTGCGTGATGCCCCAATTGGTGGGGCCGCCGGGATCCCGGGGGTCCCATCCATAGCCGCCCTCGAACTGAAACAAGAGCGGCATGAACAGGTCGTAGGTCTCGCGCATGGCGAGGCTCCGAGGATTGTTGCGGGTGAGGCGCGGAGATTATTTCTTGGCGGGCGCGACGACCGCGGCGCTGTGCAGGCTGCACGAGATGTTGGCGATGCCGCGCTTGACGCCCTGGTCGACGGCGACCCAAGCGAGTGCGATGGCGATGATGAGCACGAGCGTCGGATGCAGGCCGGTCCAGGCGACGGCCTTCGCCCACAGGGCGCGGGCCTTGTCGAAAAACGCATTGATCTTGGCAATCATGGCAGGTCCTTTCGGGGTTGGTCGTGGGAGAAGAAGAGAGGATCAGGAGCCGGGCGGCGGCGCGAAGAAGCAGCGCCTCGAGCCGTCCGGCCGCTTGCAGCGCCAGAACGCGCCGTCAGGAGAAGGCTGCGCTTCGCTGAAGGGGACGACTTCGCCGCCCGGCAACAGGTAACCGGCGCTCGTTTCCTTCACGCCGTCGACGATGAAGCAATCGCCCTCGCCGCAGCACCACTCGCCGGCGGAGTTGCGAAGCCCGGCGCGGCTGATCCACGAATCGTGGGCGGCGGCGGGGAGCACGAAGAGACAAACGAATAGCGCGGCGAGAAAACGTCGCATGAAAACCCTTGCCGATGACGGCGGTTAGAGGATGACGAAGAACTGCATGTCCTCGAAGTCGATCGCCGGCGTTCCGGGATGCAGGTAGCTTGCCGGATGCCACGGCATTTCCTGCTTGACCATGATCGGATTGACGAAGGACAGAACCTTCGGCACCGGCGGCGGCGCCGAGAACAATTGCGAGCGCGGAAACAGCGGATGCCACGGCTGCTCTTGGCGGATGAAGACGTAATCCGTGGTCTTGGTGTAGACGTTGGGGCCTTGCTTCCCGATGACGAAGACGGAGCGCGGATGATCCGGCAAATGCTGCCGGGTGATGATCGTGTTGGTGACGGTCGGCGCGACGTCCGGGCCTTGCACGCCGGCGGCGAAACGCGATCGAGGATGGTCGGGCAGCTCCTGGCGAAGGAGAATCTTCGTGCCGTGAAGCTGCGGCGGCGTCGGAAACCCGATGATGGTGTGGCCCGGCCACAGCCACCGATAGCCGAGCGCGCCTCTTTCCTGATATTCGCGGTGGCCGCCGGAAATGAGGATCGACACTTGCGCGTCCTTACGGCTTATCGTGCCGGGTGGTGAACAGCGTCAGCGTCAACGAGGTAATTCCGCCTTGCAGCGTCAGGAAGTTGAACGCGAGCAAGGCGCCCTGCTTCAGTTCCCGCTCCCATTTTTCCAGCGCCCAATCCTGCATCGACTGCGCGTTGGTCATGGTCGGCCGTTCGGCGGCAAGATCGATGATGCTGTTGTTGGGTCCCGGCGGCAGGTGCGCGAGGTCCGTCTTGTAAATGTCCACGACGACGGTGCCGACGACATCGGCGAGCATGGTGATCCCGCTGATGTAGCAATCGCAGGGGACCGGCAGATAACCCTTGAGCCCGGTGCGGATCGCCGCACCCGGCTGGCCGCCGCGGAGACGCACGCCGATCGCCGAATAAGGATGCTGCCACGTCAGGTCCGCGAAGGTGATGAGCGAACTGATCGGCTGCTGGATGCCGTTCCACAGAAACCGGAAGCCCCGCAGCTCGCGCTCGTTTTGAGCCGCATGACCGCCGAAATTCAGCATGGCTATTCTCTCTCGATATGCGTGATCTCCGGTACGAGAGTGCGCTCGTTGCCATGCGACTTGTGTTCACCGACGAAGGCAATCGCCTCCGCCGATTTCATCCAGAACCAGAAGTCCTGATCGGGCGGGCAGGCAAGATCGACGCGGCAGGCATGACAATGCAGCGTGAGCTTGCGCTCGACCTTCTTCTTTTTGCCGCCCTGCTCGAATTCGAGGATCTGCACGGCGTCAGCCAGGTTGCAGGAAATTCTTGCGTTGCTGCATCTGTGCCGAGCGATTGCCGATGACCAGCATCTCCATTTCGCGCTGGAAGATGCCCACCTCGCCGATCATCATCGGCATGTCCTCCGGCAACGGGATGCTGAAGGTGCGATGATAAATCTTGCCGCCGGTCGCGATGACGACGGCGTTGGTGACGGTGCCCTTTTCGGCCATCGCGAGAATCTGCTTCAGTTCGCGGATGAGCGCGTCGTTGGGCTTGGCTTCGGCCATGGTGACCTCCTGGCGATTCGCGCCAGGAGGGCTACCACGGAGCCGAAAGCCAAAAGTAAACGCGGGTGCCGCGATTACTCTTCGTAGGTCACTTCGTAGGACGAGCCGGAGGCGTCGGTGCCGGCAATGTTCCGGCACGAAATCTGGCCGGTCAGGATGCCGTTGACGATCCACCAGGGGTTCGCGAGCGGCATGACGACCATGCCGACGCCGCCCTGCGCGTTCCAGTCCTGCGCCCACAGATTGCCGGCGGGATCGGAGGCGAGCACCGGGGCGGTGGCGAAGGTGCCGACGCGCGCGCCGAAGGTGGCGTAGTTCGGCTGGTGGAAGGCCGAGGTCAGCGCGGTGAAGGTCGACGAGCCGATGGTGGTCGGCCGCGTCCAGCGCGTGCGATAGCCGGTCGAGGTGGTGAGGCGACCGCCCCACCCGATGGCGATGACCTTTCCGAACACGCCCGCGGTCTGCGAGTCGAGTGTCCAGTTGTCCTGGTTGGTAGCCGGCGTGAAGGCGCCGTTACCGCAAGTGAGAGTAGGCATGTAGGCTCCATCAAATGAAAACGCCGCCTTGCGGCGGCGCTGAGTGCCTTGCCCAAGGGCGTTTGGGGCTACCTGGCGAGCGCCAGATTCTTAAATGCCGAGAATTTTTTCGTTCTGCTGCTGGCGGTATTGGTCGTTGACCGCCTGCTCGATGCGTTTGATCTCCGGGCCTTCGCAGCCGAACTTCAGCGCGCGCGCGGTGCAATGCGGACAGAGCGGCTGTTGACACACGAAGCACATGCCGCCGTGCTCCCGCCACTCGTGCTTCTTCATCGGCTTCGGACAGTGTCCGCAACCGAGAAGATCGTCCTCCACGAGCTTGCCGCCCGAGGCGGTGTCGTCGTTCTTGAAGTAGCCGGCGCCGTTGAAGATGCTTTTGCTCATGGCAGGCAACCCATTCCCATCGAATTCATATCCGGCGCCATGAAGCCGAAGGAGGCAAACGCCCCGATCGGGATGTTGGAAGCGGCCGGCGTCAGCGTCACCGCGCGCGATGTGCCGTTGTCTTGGGCGCTGTCGGCGCACATCGTTGCGATGGTTCCGCCATTATTCGACTGAAAGTCGGCGTCCTCGCCGATGTTGGTGGGCGTCCAGCTCGTCGCGCCGCGCGTGCCGCCGACCGCAAAAGAAACGCCGCCGACTTGCGTGGTCAGCGTCTTCGCCGGGTTCGTCGCCGTCGAGGTGCCGGAATCGAGCACCGGCGGCGTCGGGTTCCCGGTCATGGCGTAGCTGGCGATCTGGCAGTTTCCCGACGATCCGCTGCCGGTGATTACGAACGTGCCGGTCGTAAGCCCGTTCGGACAGGCCAGTTTGAAGATCGCCGCCGTTTCCGACGAATCGAAGCCCTGCACGACGGACTGCATGGCGACCGCGCCATTGCCATCGCCGCAATCGAGCGTCGCCGTCACCGTCTTGCTGTTGGCGCCTTGATCCAAAAATACGAGCAGGACGACGACGCGATCGGGCGTGACCGGACCGATCGCAATCCCGCTGAACGTATAGGTCGTCAGGGTCGTGTTGTTGAACGCCGTCGTCTGGAATCCGGGCGAAAGCGCCATCGATCAATTCCTGGTGGTCGCCAGCGCCAGCGATAGGTTGTTGAGGCCGGAGACGGACGAGATCACGAAGGCGAGAATGTCGCCCTGGCTCAATTGCGGCGTCCAGCCGGCGAGCGTTGTGTCCTGCGAGCTTTGCTGCGAGGAAAGCGTCGGCGGATCGGCGGCGACGATCGAGGCCGTCGGCGGGAAATTGGCGAAGATGCCCTTGCGAATGTCGATCACGATCGAGCCCGCGGCATTTCCAATCAGGGTGACGCCGGTAATCGTGCAATCGAACGGCACCGAATAGTAGCCGACGGCGCCGGCGGTGAGCATGGCATCGGGCGCGGCCGAGAATTGAACCGGGATGACGGAGTTGGGAAAATTGAGCGCCGTCACCCCGATGTTGGACGTGCCGAGGGTGAACGGCGTGGTGATGACGAGTTGGTAGCCTTTGTTGCGAGAGATCGTGCCCTCGGTGACGAAGACGATGCAGCCGTTGGCGAACTTCACGCTTTGATCGGCGTCGGAGGATCGCGTCCAGGCGCCGGCGTGGGCGTTGTAGATGCCATTCAGCGCCGAGTTTAAGTTGCTCTTCACCAGCACCCGGTCGCCGTCGACAAGCGCCACGCCGTCTCTTGGTGCGAGACCGGACAGCGTATCGTCGCCGGTGGTCGCCACCCGCACCGGAAACTTGATCGCGAGCGCCGCGCCACCCGAGATCACTGCCGTCTGATCGATGATGAGGACGAGGCTGCCGGCGGCGACGTCGGCGGTGATGGTGGAAGCCGAGGTGAAATCCTTGGCCGCGGCGTAGATGTTTCCCGACACGGGATCGGCGACGAAGTCGGTCGAGAAATAAACCGTGGCCGGCGCCCAATTGCCGCGCCAGGTGCCGCGCGGATCGATGACGCCGGTCGCGTGCGAGGACACGTTCGGCCCGGTGACCATGCCGATGACGGGCACCTCGCAATACACCGGCGCCGAGAATTTCCCTTCGCTGTCAAGCGTTTGCGGGTTGAGCGCGGTCTGCGCGCCGATCGGTCCGGCGAACAAGGTGGCAAGCGTCGCGGTCGGATTGCCGTTGCTGTCGACGGTGAAGAAGGAAACGCTCGCCCCGATGTAGAGGGGGTTGGCGAGCTGGAAGTCGGGGATTGCCCCGCGAATGCCCGCCATCAGTGATACCTTCGATCGTTATCGTAATCGCACGGGTAATCGTAGCTCTCCGACGAATCGCAAATCGGCGGCACCGTCTCGTGCTCGCGGTTCTCGAACGCCTCCAGTTTCGTGCGCGCGCCCTTGGCCATGGCGCCGAAGCGGTTGAGCGAGGCCTCCGGCAGCTTGAAGATCGGCCCCGATCCGAGGTCGTGCGCAAGCTGGGAGACGAGGAAGCGCTGCCATGCCTGGCGAAACTTGGTGACGATCGAGCCATCGGGCTGAGTGCCGGTGACGCCCGCCGGCGCCACGTTCGGCGCGTAGGTCTGCACGTCGAGTTCGATCGAATAGTTGTTGACGTCGGTAGGCGCCGGCGTCGGATAGATCAACATCGTCGGGTTCGGCAGGCGATCGATGTGGATCATCACCGGCGGTCCGGTGAGCGCGCCGTTCTCCGGCTGCTTGAACTCGTCGCGGTGAACGATCGGAATCGGGCAGCGGATCGGCACGCCGCTCGAGGGCGTCGTCACCAGAAAGGCCTCCACCGGAAACTGCAAGCCGTCCACCGGAAGCTGCGCGCCGAGCGTGTTGTTGAGCGCGTAGGTCGAAACCCCCGCGGTGAGCGGCTGGCTGATCGTCGCCGGGACGAGGTTGAAGAGGATGGTGGAGCCGGCGACCTCGGCCATGATCAGGTCGAGCCAGGTCATCGCTTCGCGCAGGTGCTCGCCGTCGGCGGCCGATTCGGTGATCGGGAACGCCCCGATCATGCGGAGACTGCGTTCGCAAATCTCCTTGGCCGCCAATATCTTTGACATTCAGTCGCTTAGGCGGCGATGCCTTCCTCGTCGAGATCGGCGATCGGGACGAAGTCTTCCTTGCCGATGTCGGGATCCTTGGCGGTGTTCTCGGCGGCGACCCTCTTCGCGGTCTCGATCAGAAACGAGATCATGCCCTCGCGGTCCTCGGTTTCGGAGAAGCGCTCGCCCAGCGGCAGCTCGAGCACGCGCTGCAACAGCGCGATGTTCGACAGCTCCTCGTAATAGGCGATGGTCTGATCGATCTTCAGCACGAAGCGCTCGCCGGCGCCCAATTCGTTGGGCTGCGTCGGCCGGCGCTCGTAGGGCAGCGGGTCGCCCTTGGCGTTGGTGCGCCGGAAGGCGTCGTGCTTCAAAAACTTGATGGCGATCGGGATCGTGAGCTTCAGCGGCTTGCCGTGCTCGAAGGTGAACGTCTTGGTGATGCCCTCGACGATCATCTGGTGATGGCGCGGCCCCGAAACATCGCTCGCCGTGGTGTCGAGCACGTACCAAAAGGCTCGCTCGGGCTTCGAGTCGCTCGTCTTTTTCTCGCCTTGCGGCTTCGCATCGCTCATGGCTGTGCCCTCGGGTGGGAAGTTGAAATGGCGGGACTTGTTAGCCCCGCCATTGTCTCTAGGCCGTTAATGCGCCGCGGTTAGCAGAGCACGTAGGGCAGAAGGATGAAGCCCTTGGCCGCGGCCGCGCCTGACGACAGCGTGTAGACGATGTTCTTGTTCAACGCGATCAGCGCCGTCGAAGTGCCCGGCGCGTTCGAGGAGAACGCATCGCCGTTGGTGCCGATGACGAGGCCCGCCGCGGTGAGCGAGGACGCCGCGATGAAGGTATCGGCGTCGCCGCCGGCGGACGCGGCTTCCGCCGTGCCCACGTCGATCGTCTTTCCGCTCTCCAGCGCCGTCACCAGGATGCCCATGCCATGCAGGCGATCGAGGAACATCGACGGATCGGGGACGATGAAGCCGGTGGCGGTTTCGGTCGCCGCCGCCGTGTCGCCGATCGAGAACGGGATTTTGGCGAGTTGCCGCTTCACGTCGGTGCGGATCACCAATTCGTTCGGTCCCGACGGCGTGATGCCGAGGAAAACCTGGAACTGGCCGTCCGGCGCCTGCACGTAGAGGTCGACCGATGCAGACGTGTTGAGCGTGAAGAAGTTGATGAACCCGCGCGTCGGGGTGAGCGGATTGGCGAGGCTGGCGCCCGTCTTGTCGAAGAGCGCCTGCTTGTCGGGGAGCCCGGCCTGCGCGACGTAGCAGGTGCCGCCGGCCTTGATGATGGACTGCGCCGACACCGCATCCTTCAATTGGATGCGGTATTCGTAGTAAAGAGCCATGGTTGATCTCTCGGTTTCGAGGAAAGAGGGGACGCCGACGCGGGGGCCGGCGCCGATCTCGTTAGACGGCGGCTGCCGTCTTCACCGCGATGGTGCCGAAGTCCTGCACCGACGGTGCGCCGCTGCTCAAATCGTAGATCGACTTGAACTGCGGTTTCAGCATGCCGATCTTGCGACCGACGCCGATGCCGGGGCGGTTGTTGTAGTCGGTCTTGTCCGACTCCCGCCAGAACATCGAGCCGATGGTCGCGATGCCGCCGGCCTGGGCGCCGAGGAACATCGCTTGCGCGCCATCGACCGTGCCGCCCGAGCCCCACTTGTTGCTCGAGCTGAGCCCGCCGGTGTTGAACACCTTCGGGTGCGAGTGGATGACGACGCCATCGATGACCGCGACCGCACCGGTGAACAGCGGATGCTTCTTGCCGGGCGGCTCGGCCGTGCGCAGGATCGTCTGATACGTCGGATCGAGCACGAGGTCGCGGCGCTGGCGGGGGTGGATCACCAGCGAGTAGTAGTTGCGCCCACCCGAACGGATCGGCCGCAGGCGCTTGACCTGGGCGAGTGAGTTGGTGGTGACGATCACCGACCACGACAGCTTGTCCGAGGTCGTCATCGTCGCCTCGCTCACCACCGTACCGGGGAAGACGATGCGGTTGGAGGAAGGGGCGACCACGTCGTTGGCGAAGCGCAGCGAGGGAAGCTGCGAATTCGTCCGCGTCTCGCCGGTGGTCTTCAGCGTGTAGGCGCGCCCGGAGAGCGTGAGGAACATCAGCTCGTCGAGCTTGTCGGAAATCCAGAACGAGAGCTTGTCCTTGGATTGCTCGCGGAAGCGGATGACGGTGGCCTGCTCGGCCATCTCGCCCTTCGACTTGGTGCCGTGGCGGAGTTGGTCGATGCGGATCGTTTGCGCGTCGTTGATGAGCGCTTCCTCGTTGCCGTCCAACTCGTTGTCGCCGACGACGCCATCGCTGGTGAGGTCGAGCACGAGCTGCATGACACATTCGAGGCCACGCTCGGTTTCGGAGAGCTTGGTCACCCGTTGAATGACCGAGTTCATGTCGCCATCGGACGAGCCGATGAAGCCGTTTGCGAAGAAGAAGGACTGATCGCGACCAGCCTTCCAGGTCTCGGCGGCCCAAACGCGCCGTTGCGCGATCGAGAGAGCGCCGAAGTCGGTAGCAGCCATGGGAATTACCTTTATGCGGTGATGCCGAGAAGTTTCCTGCGGGTTGCATCGGGCAGATTGCCGATCGCCTCCTCGTCCATGGTCTCGAGCGAGCCTTCGCTCGGGACGCCGCCGACGTTTTCGACTGAGCCGCCACGTAGAGCGGGCGGTGTCTGTTGGCGGAGGGCGAGTTTGTCCGCGCGATTTTGTGCGTCGCGCGAAAGAACGGGCTTCGGCTGTTGCTGCTGGCGATCGCCTTGCGGCGGTTGCGATTGACCGGGGAGTTCGATGCCCTTGGCCTTGGCCTTGTCGGTGAGCAGGTAAGGACCGACCTGGTCCATGATGACGGCCATCTCCTTGCGGAGTTCGTAAGTGCCGACATCACCGGAGCGCGGGTCGATACCGCGTCCAACCAAGTTTTCGATCGCTTTGGCCTGCACCCAATCCCAATCCGCTGGCGTGCCGACTGATTCGAACACGTATGACCACGGATGGGCTTCTTCGAGTTGGGCCGTAAGGGTATCGAGATAGAGCTTGTTGTCACCAGGCGCCGGGGCTGTGGCGGGCTTCACCTTGGCAAGCAGGGCTTCCTCGCGGATGCCTTGCTCGCGTTGGTTCAACTCGCGTTCCTGGCGCTTGAAATCCGCCATGGTGATCTCGCCGCTGTCGAACTTGGCGGCGAGCGCATCTTGGGCGGCGTGGATTTCGGTGAGCAGCGCTTCGGCGGTCGGCTGTTGCGTCTGCCCGCCTTGCGCGTTCGGGTCCTGCCCATTGGGCTTACCCTCCCGCTGCGCTCGGGCTTCGGCTTGGCCGCGCCAATAGGCGGCGTCCTGCAGAGCCTTGTCGCGTCCGGTGAGAACTTCGTCGAAGCGTTCCTTCGGAATCATGATCGGCTTTTCGCCGCCTGGAGCGGCCGCCGCTGGTTCGTCGGGCTTCTTCGTCTTGTCTGCCGGTTGCGCGCCAGGTGCGGGCTCTTCGCCCTCGCCGCCCTTGCCCGCGGGATTCTCGGCTTCCGCCGCGGTACGGGCTGCGATTACGTCCTGCTCGTCTTGATCGACAACCGTCTCCTGACCTTCCGCCGGCGGCTCTTGCTGCTGGCCTTCGGTCGGGTTCGGGGTGTCACCTGGTCTCGGCTCGGTCGCTCCATCTTTACTCGTGGTCACTCTCATCTCCTGTCGCGGGATGCTTCGCGGAAACGCCCGTGTGGCGGCGGCCCATGCCCGATGTCGCTCGGGCGAGCGGAAACGTCCGAAACTCTCGTCGGACGAGCGAACCCTTGCGGGCGAAACTGTTGTTAGTTGCCGGCGATCGTGACGCCGCCGGCGAGCGCCTTGACGCCGACCCAAATGGCGTGCGCGGCGGCGATCACCGCAAGCCCCATGGCGGTGAGCAACGCCTTCCCGACCATGCCCTCGCTGTGCCGGCGCGTGCGCCGCACCCAGCCGATGTCGGCCAGAAACTCGGGATCGCGCATCTTGTCGGCAAGCTCGCGCAGCACGCCGAAGTTCTTTTGCGCGTCGATCGGGTTTCGGGTGTCGATGCCGACGGCGATCAGCGCGCTCTCGACCGCCTGCTTCGACGCTTGCTCGGCGACGTCCTTCATGATCGCGACGTCGCGCGGGCGCAGGCCGTCGCTGTGCATCTGCCCCTCACCGCTCATGGCTTCAGCCTCGCCGCGCCGCGCGGCGCTCGCCCTTGGCCGCCTTCACCAACTGGCCTTCGGCGGGATCCAGCACATCGCGCATGTGCGTGTTCCATAGCTGCCAGGCGGTCTCGGCTTTGGCCGCGGTCGATTCGAGCCCGGCGACCACCACGTCGGCGAAGTCGAGCATCTCGCTGTCGTTCTGCGACCATTCCTGGGTGAATTGCGGGTCGCCGTCCTCGTCGATCCATAGAATCGCGTAGCGCCGGTATTTCCAATGGGTGGGCGTCGAGTGCAGGATGCTCTCGTAGTGCGGCGTCTCGGGGTGGGTGAACACGATCACCCAGGCGCCGTCGTGATGTATTTCCCGGTTCAACAGGCGGAGGAGATCGGCCGCCCACGTCAGTTGCTCGAGCGCGAGCTTGGGCGAGGCCGGCTGTTCGTGGTGGACGAGCACATGGCCGTCGGGCTTGCGAATGATCGCGTAGTGACGGCCATCGCCGCCGTCGCAATAAGCCTCCAACAAGAAGCGACGAAGCAGCGTCGGCGTGATCAGCGTTTCTTCGTCGATCATGTTGGTTTACCGGGTGAACGGAACGACGTTGCCTTGGGTCTCGGCGCCAGCGGCGAGGTTGTTCTGCGGCGCCGGCAGGCCACCTTGCGGACCGCCCGGCCCGCCCGGTTGCGGCGCCGGCGCGGGTCCTTGCGGAGATCCCGGCGTGCGCCCGACCGGCAGCCCTTGCGCCTGAAGAATGAGTTGCAGGCGCTCCTTCCACTCGTCCTTGCGCGGCATCGAGGACATATCGACGAGGAGATCGGCGAACATCGGCAGGAACGGGCCGACCACCGGCCCCATCTTCTCGATCAGCGTCAGCGCCTCCTCGAACTGCGCGTTGAGGAAGGTCGCCGAGATCGGCGCGTCATCGACGGTGACCGTGTATTTGCCGACGGTGATGTCGTTGATGATGCGCTTCGTGCCGCCCGGGCCGACCTGCTCGTCGTTGATCAGCGCTTCCGCAAACTTTCCGTCCGGTCCCATGATCCGGTAGAGGCGGCGCTCCGTGTAGTGGCTTTGCACGATCGCCAGGTGCTGCTTGCCGACGTTGCGCTTGGTGCGCTTGAAATTGTCCATGTACATCTGGACGGAAAGCACGGCCTGGCGCTGGCGCGCCTCTAACGCGCGGCCCGACACGACCTTGTCCATCTCGCCGAGCGCGGCCTCGTTGATGCCGGCGATCTTGCGGATGTCGTCGTCGGCGTCGACCTCGAGCTGCTTCTGCCCGGCCGATGTCTGCGCCGGCTGGAGTTGTTTCGGCTCTTTCTCGCCCTTCCACTTGACGGTGACGCCGGGGGAAGAGCCGAACTTTTGCAGGTTGCGCTCCTGCGTCGGGTCGAGCGAGTCCTCGTGGTACGACCAGCCGCCGTTGGCGGTCTTGGTGACTTGCTCGGTACGGGCGGAGCGGCGCTTGTTCTTCTCGAGCTGCGGGTCGATCAGGTCGTCGACCATGCCGATCGTCATGCCGCGGCGGAAATACGGAAAATACGCGTCGATGGTGAAGCGGTCGTAGATCGAGGGCGCGTCGTAGAGGATGAGGTCGCCGGCAAGCGTCGTCCACTGGATGCGCTCGACGATGCGGCGCTGCGCCACCAAGGTGTCGCCGACGCTTTGCGCGTAGAAGATGGCCTTGGCGATCTTCTCTTGGTCCCAATCCTCCGGCACCACCTTCTTGTCGCCGGTTTCCAAGTCGATCAGGATGTCGCGCTCCTCGGCGACCTTGTACTGCTGCTCGATCACACGGATGGTCTTGCGCCGCGTGTCGACGAAATCTCCGACCAGCGAATAGAACTGGTCCCACCAATCGGCCCGCTCGTCCTCGCGCTCACCGAAGGTGCGCCGCGGGCTGATTTCCTGGTCGACGGCCAAGGAAGAGATCGGCGCGAGCGGCGTCTGCCCCAACACATAGGGCTTCAGCATGTCGGCAATGCCCTTGCCGTAGGTGGCCTCCAGCTCGTCGAGCGAGACCATGTTCGAGGTGGTGATGAAGGCCGAATCCGACAGGTCGTACTTCTGCGCGTCGGGGTCGGGGTAGACGGTGAACGGGTCGATCGCCTCGGTCTTCACTTCGCCTAGGTCGTTACTCTCGAAATCAAGCCGCGTGTCGTAGAAGCCGCGGGACGCGATCAGCCCGTCCATGAACACTTCGACGTCGACGAAGTCGAGATCGCAGCCCTGCGCGATCGCCTTTTCCACCCGCGTCAGGACCTCGGCGATCTTCTCGGAGGCGCGCGAATCCTGCCCCGGCTGCAAGACGATGTCGCTCTTGTTCGCGCGCTGGTAGCCGAGCACGAGGCGGGTGAGCGGCGCGATCATGTTGAAGGTGAGCGCCGGCCGGCGCTGGCGGCGCATTTCCTGGAGCTGCTTCTCCGTCCATTGCCGGCCCTCGAAGAAATCGACGGCCTTCTTCGCCCGCTCCGCCCAGCGCGCTTGCGCCCAGGCGGCGCGCTGCCAGCGTTCGGCCAAGAGCAAGACCTTCATCGGGTCCTGCTCCGGGACTTTGGTGGGCGGGACCGGACCAAACTTCATGCGTTACCTGGCGCTGTTAGTGACTTCGCATCCGGCCCATCAGCCCTTGGATCGGCTGGTGATGGAGATCGCTCGAGGGCGGCGGCGGCACGAAGACGGGGACCGGCCCCGGCACAAAGAACGAGCCCGGATGCCACGGCATTTCCTGCTGCGTGATGAGCGGTCGGACGAACGAGAATTGCTGCGACTGCGGCGGCGGCGCCGAGATGACGCGCGATGCCGGGTGCCAGGGCTGCTCTTGGCGGACGAAGATCGCGTTGTCGGTGGGCGGGCGGACGTTGGGTCCTTGCACGCCGAAGACGAATTTCGAGCCCGGATGATCGGGGATTTCCTGCCGGGTGAAGAGACGGTCGAAAACGGGCGGGCGGACGTTCGGCGGTGGAACGCCGGGGTGGAAACGCGAGCCCGGATGATCGGGTAGCTCTTGGCGGAGCAGGATCGCGTCGCTGATCGGCGGCCTAACATTGGGACCTTGCACGCCGGCAGCGAGCTTTGTGCTCGGATGCGAAGGCTGCTCTTGCGTGGTCGCAATTCGGCCGATGCCGGAAGCGACGTTGGGTCCTTGGATGCTCGGGCGAAGCTGCGAAGAAGGATGCGGCGGCAACTCCTGCCGCGTGATGAGTTCGTTGATGACCGGGACTTCGACGTCCGGTCCCTGTTTTCCGGCGAGCAGCCGCGATTGCGGGTGTCCAGGCGCTTCCTGTCGGACGAAGATCGAGCCGATACCGGAGGCTACGTTCGGCCCTTGCACACCGGCCCGGAGTTGCGAGCCCGGATGTGAAGGCAACTCCTGGCGGGTAATAAGCTCGTTCGATACCGGGGCTTCGACATCCGGCCCTTGCACGCCGACGCGAAACTGCGAGCGCGGGTGATCCGGCAACTCTTGCCGCACGAAGACCGAGCCGATGCCGGAAGCGACATTCGGGCCTTGCACGCCGGCGAGGAAGCGCGACCGCGGGTGGTCGGGTAATTCCTGTCTGGTGATGAGCTCGTTCCAGACAGGAACTTCGACGTTCGGGCCTTGAATTCCTTTCTCGAACTTCGATGCCGGATGGCTCGGCTGCTCTTGCCGGACGAAGATCGAGCCGATGCCGGAGGCGACATCCGGGCCTTGAACGCCGCTCGCGACGATGGGCGCCGGCTGTGCGGGTTGCTCTTGCCGCGTGAAGAGCGGCGTGACGACCGCGACACTGGCGGCGGTTTGCTGAATTCCCGCCCACAGCCGCGAGCCGGGATGGGCCGGCTGCTCTTGCAGGACGAGGATGGAATCCTCGACCGGCGCGCGAACGTCCGGACCTTGTTTGCCCGCTTGCAGCCGCGACGAGGGATGCCACGGCAGTTCTTGCGTGGTGGCGATCCTGTCGCGGACTTGCGGCGGCGCCGCGACGTTCGGTCCCTGCTTGCCGGCGGCTAATGTCGATGCCGGATGTCCGGGCTGCTGTTGGCCGACAAGGAGGCTCGTCTGCACCGCGGAGGGCGGAGCCGGCGTGAAGCTCGCGATCGCCCAGACGTCTTCAACCGTCTGCGTGCGGGCCTGGGTGCTCGCCGCCTTGTTCCACCCGATCTCGCTGCCGTTGAGGTTCGCGAGCGTATCGGTGAAGATCGCCGTTTCGTAATAGGCGTCGCTCGCGGTGAGCGTCTTCGCGGTGTCGGTGTCGACGCTGTTGAAGCGCCTACGAATATTGCCCGAAGAGCCGCCGCTGGTGGTGGCCGAACACTTGGCGACGGCACCCACCTTGATGCCGTTGATGGTATCGCCGCCGCTGATGACGCCGGCGCCGTGGCCGGCCTGCGTTGCGGAGAAGCTGGCGGTAAGGCCGGTCTGCGCAATGGCGTTCTTTGTGCTGCCGCTGTTCGCGTTTGTTGTCGCGTTGAACGGCGTATCGTCCCACACGAGGTCGATGGTGGCGCCGCCGACCTTGCTCCAAGTGTCGTAGGTGGGCGTGCCCGCCTCGATTTGCCGGGCGATGACGAGGGATTGCCCGCACAGTTGGGCATCGTCCAATTCGCAATCGTCGAAATAGAAGTTTCGGGTTTGCGCTCCGCCGTTCTGGTTCCCGCAAATCGCGATGTCGACGTTGGTGGCGCCGAAGTTCTGCGAGGCGACGGTAAGGACGTTGACGCCGTTTTGGTAGACCGTGGCGGTTCCGGTCGACGCACCGATCGTGCCCTGGATTTCGAAGCAATACCAAGTATTCGCCGCGATCGTGATTGCGGACGAGGTGGCGACAATGCTGCCGCTAGAGTCCGTGATGATGACGACGAAGCCGCCGCCGGTGTTTTGCCGCAGGTAGAATTCGAAGCACCGGGCGGCAAAGGCGGGGGTCCAGAACGAGCCAAGCTGATAGTCGGTGGTGGCGCTTGGGGCCGCCACGCTGTCCACCATGAATAAGGTCTTGTAAAAGACCGTCGCCAGGTTGAGACCGCTGGTGAATTGCGTCGTCGCCGAACTCGCGCCGGTGGGCACCTTCATCGAGTAGGCGCCACTCAACGGATTGACGTTGGTGCTCTCGATGACGCCGTTGCCGACGCTGACAAGCTCATTCAGGTTGCCGGTTTCAAAACCGATTATAAATCTGCGAGCCATCGCTTATCCTGTCTTTGCTTAAGCGCGGCTCGAGATCGCAACGCCCGAGATTACATCCCTCCTTTCATTGGTCATTGGGTTTGCAGTCGCCGCGTCAGCGCGATGCGGCGGCGAGGATGCCGTCGAGCTTCTTCTGCAGCTTCGCTTTCAGCTCCTCCACGTCCTTCTTGCCCTGCTCGGCGCCGGCCAGCAGCGAGGCGATCTTCGCCTCTTTCTCGCCGACCTCTTTCTCCCTCTCCTCCACGGCGACCACGCGCGCGTCGTGCGCCTGCGTCTTCGCTTGCAGGTCGGCTTCCTTGCCGGCGTGCTCCTTGGCGAGCGCTTCCTTCGCCGCCTCGAAGGCGGCGCGCTCCTGCTTCAAGGCGCTGTCGCGCTGGTTGAGATCGCGATTCTGCTTGTCGGTTTGCTCGGCGAACTGCTTTTGCGCGGCGGTGAGCTCTTGGCTTTTCTTCTCCACCGCAGCCTCGGCGGCATTGGCTGCGGCGATCGCCGCGTTAGCCTTTTCGGTCTCGGCGCGCGCGGTCTCGGTCTGCGTCGTCAATTCCGCGAGCATCTTCTGATAGCGCGCCGGATCGGACATCGCCTTCAGGAGCGCGAGCGCGTCGTCGCTTTGGCTGGTGGCGGGACCTGCGACCATTGGGGACATGCCGACCATGGGTGCGCCTTTACGTGTTCGCGATCACCGACAGCTTTTGCTGCGGTGCCACGCCGAAATACTCGGTTTGATTGGCGGCAAGCCGCTTGTGGCTCGTCGTCGCCACCGGCGCGTCGCCGAAGACGATCGAGCAGATCACGTCGGTGTGCACGCGGATGAAGCGGGTGTTGGGGCCGAAGGCGGCCGACTCGGCGTGGGTGCCGCTGATCGCGATCGGCGCCTGCTCGACGAGCGCCGGCTCCTTGGCGATCGGGATGAAGCCCGCGGCCACGCCCATGTCCATGTATTCGGTGACGTAGAGCTTCGACATTGCGGCTCCTCAGATGCGGAATTGCTCGAAGCGGTGCGCCGGCTCGCAGCGGGTATTGACGCCGGTGGCCCCGCCGGAATTGCCGGAGATCGTGCACACTTGGCTGCCGTCGGAGGAGACGACCTTGCCGATGTGGTGGCCGCCTCGCCAAATGGCGATCGCGCCCGGCACCGGCCCGGAGCGCGAGCCCCAGGAGCGCCACGAGGCGACGAGGTTGAAGGCGGGTCCGGGATCCGCGCCGACTTGCTGGCGCGCCCACCAGCCGCACCAAGCGTGGGGTCTGCCGCCAGGGCCGCCCGCGTGCACGGGCTTGGTGCCGGCGTCGAAGGCGGCAAAGCCCCAATTCCACGCGAACACGGGAGCCGCCTGTTGCGCCTCGATCGCGTGATGGCGGTGATGGTGGCCGTGGTGGCGCGGCCTGGCCTCCGCCGGCGCGCTCGCGACAAGCGCGAGCAGAAGGGCAGCGAGAAGATAACGCAGCACGGATCAGGTGCCGATCGCGATCCAGTTGAACGTCTCGGTGCCGGTCGAGGCGATCAAGGTCGGGTTGGCGTTGCTCGTTGGCTTCCAGGCATAGACATCGATGTTCGCCCCGTTGACGACGGGGGTAAGAACGCTGGTGCTCACGCCCGGCGCCGCCGAGCCCACGAGCTGCACGAAGACGGCAACGCAAGTGGTGAGCCCGTGGGCGAAGGACGTGGGATTGCTCCCGTCGAGTGCGACCGGCGCGGCGCTACGCGAAATCTTATAGCCGCCGGCGTCTCCGATGATGACGTTCGACTTGTCGGTGCCGCCGACCTTGAGCTGCGTAATGTCGAGGACGTCGATCTTCTTGGAAGCATCGAGCACGACCGTGCCCGAAGCGAGCGCCGTTCCCGGCGTCACGCCATGGTTCGCGTTCAACTCGGCCGCGGTGGCGGTCACCGCCACGCCGCCGATCTTCGGGGTGGCGATGTCGAGGGTGTCGACGTTCTTGGTCGCGCCGGCGACGATCGTCTTGTTCGCGGCAACCGTTCCCGGCGTCACGTCCGGGGCGGCATCGGCCGAGTTCTCGATTTCGGTCGCGATCTGCTCGAGGCAGTTGTTCGAGTTCGTGTGCCAGGCCGTGCCGAACACGGCTTTGAGGCGGTCACCAATGGCGGACATGCACGGTTCTCCTATGCGGTCATGAAGTCGCTGCCGCTGTCGTCATCGACCTCGGCGTCTTTCATCCATTTCGGTCGCTCGTCGGGGATTTCGACGGCGAGGATTTCGGCGAAGTTGAGCGCGGCCGCATCGCCCCAATCGGGCGAGAAGCCGGTGCGGCCTTTGATCTTTTCTTTCTTTTCGAGCACCAGCCGCCCGTTCGGGTCGTGCTGGTATCGCGGCGCGGTGAGGTGGCGCTGCGCCACGTCGGAATCCGGGATCTCGGCGCCGCCCGGGTCCTTGAACCAGTCGCGCATCCGCCCCCACATTTCGCAGCGGCGGTTGGGGTAAAGGTCGGGCTCCTGCGCGTCCTGGCCGAAATTGATGCCAGCGACGCGCTTCTCGAAGCCGTTGGACTTGACGATGCTGACGACCGCCGCGCCCATGCCTTCGGAGGCGTCGATGTAGGCCTTGCGAATGTCGGGCTTGTCTCGCAGGTGCTTCATCACCTTGGCGGCGATGAAGGTGGCGTCGTCGGAATAATACTCCTCGTCGATCTGGCCCATCTTCCGCCCCTGGCGGTCGATGAGCCTTGTCGCGTCGCGCTGCAGGATTTTGCCGCTCTTGTCCTTCTCGTCCTTGTTGGAGCGCGCCACGTCGACGCCGAGCGTGCGCGGCAGACCGTCCTGCTTGCCGGCCTTGAAGCGGCGCGCGGCGAGCACGTATTCGTCGGCAATCAGGCTGTTGGCGCTGCCGGCCTGGAAGGCCTCGGCCGCGATAGCCGGATATTCGCGCTTGAACTCCGAGCCGATGTCGCCGGGAGAGCCGCCCAATTCGATGTTCTTGTAGTGCGCCCAACAAAGCTGATCGTCGGTGAGCTTGTAGAGCTGCTGATATTTGATTTCCTCGATCGAGGGGTCGAAGCTCGTATCGACCTCGCGGGCGTAGCCGGGCTCGATGAACCAGGGCAGGAAGATCGTGATGAAGTCCGAAAGCCCCTTCTCGGCGAGCGCCCATTGCTCGTAGAAGGTGCCTTGCGGGCCGGCCGAGGTTCCCTCGAGCGCGACTTCCGTTCCGTCGATCAACGGCACCGCTTGCAGCACCGCGGCGAAGTGCGCGTGCGCCTGGCGCCAGAACGGAACTTCCGAGCCGTGGAAGTTCTGCAAGGTGAGCGCGCGGCCGGAGCCCTCGACGTTGCGCGCGGTCCCGACGCGGTAGTTGGCGCCGAGGCTTGGGAACGATAGCTCGTGCTCGTTCGAGGCGCCGGTTGCCGGCTTGTAGGCGGTCGGCATGTTGTCGTGGATGAACTTCGCCATCCCGAACAACTGCTGCGTCGCCTTGTCCTCGTGGGTGAGGATGTAGGTGTGCTGGCCTTGCCAGAGCGAGGTCTTGCGATAGAAGCGCGCGCCGAAATAGGTCGAGACGCCCGTCTGCCGAGCTTTGAGCACGAGCGCGCGCACCAGACCGCGCGCGTCGAGCTGCTTCTCGATGCGGGCGTGGAGGCGGGCTTGCGCCTCGTTCCACCTGAAGGGGACGCGCTTTCCGCTCTTGTCCTGGATTTTGACGAGCTTGGCGCAGTAGTGGCGAAGGTCGTCCCTCATCCGCCGATCGGTGGTGGGGACCAGATCGGAACGCGCGGCGGCGGTCACGCGTGACTATCCCTCCACGCGATCGCCCACGGCATGACGCCGACGAAGAGCACGGCGAGGCAGAAGAGCGCGGCGAGCACGATCGCTGTGCGCCAGCCCATCACAGGCGGCCGATCAGCATCAGCACGAGGATCACCACCAGCACGACCAACGCCAAATCGTTGCGGCCGGCGAGCAACAAGATCACGATGAGGAGAAGCAAGATCAGCGACATGCCTCACTCCCAAACTCCGTCGAAAAGCAGGAGCGCAGCCAAGATCAGCGCGCCCGCGATCAAATAGTTGGCGCTCATTGATCTGCCGTCCGCGCAAGGTTTCGGGCGTTGAATACGGCGTCAAAGCGCTCGTTGCTGAGGCGCAGGGCATTGCTAAAAAGCTGTTGGTCGGCTGCCGGCGGGTCCTTCGGCGCGTGGTGCATGTAAAACTTGATCGCGCCCTGGCCCGCGTTCATCACCCCCGGCTGGCGGACGTAGACCTTGTAGCTCTTGGTCGTGCCTTCGATCGCGTAGCGCGCGTCGACCAGTGTCTTGCGGCAAATCTTCATCAGGTCGTCGGGGTGGATCGACCCGCAATAGGAGCACGTTCGGTTTCCGTCCGGCCCGAGGTCCCAGGTGTCGGGGAGCGCTTGCCCATTGTCGCCGCCGATCTTGAAAACGCTCCGCTCTCCGACCGGGCCGCGCTGTCCACAACGCTGGCGGCCGGCGAACGCGAAGACGCGCTGGCGCAAGCGATAGAGCCAAAGCGGCTCGTGGAGATAAACCGTCCGCTTGCCGCTCTTGGCGTGGCTCGACGAGCAAATCGGATTGAGTTGCGGCAGTTTCCAATCGCGCGGAAACCACAGGCAATGCCGCGTATTGTAGCGAAGAAAGCTCTGCACGTTCATCCCTTTGCCCTCTTCAGCCGGTGCACGTTCGGCGCCTTGTCGATCGCGTCCTCGCGCGCGTACTCGGCAAAGCGCTCCTCGACCGAAGGCAATTCGTCGGCCTGCCTGCCGCCGTCCATCGGGTTGATGCGCGCGTTCGTGTAGGGCGACACGTCGCGGCCGGCGACCCGCAGAAGCTCGGCCACACCGACCACGCGACGAACCAGGCGCACCGTGCGCGTGAACGCGTCCTCCGGCTCGCCGGCGGGATCCGTGATGTCCTCGTCGTCGGGATCCTCGGCCTCGTGATCCGGCATCTTCTTGTTTTGCTTCGCCGGCTTCTTCGGCGCGGGCTTGGCCTTGTCCTCTGCCTTCGCCACCGGGATCGCCTTCAGGGCGAGCAGCTTGCGGATCAGCTTGTCGAGACGTGTGCGGTAGAGCTCCATGACCTCGAGCTGCACGTCGACGCCGGTGAGGCCTTTGGCCGCCGCCTTATCGGCGATCGCACGCGAGCGTTTGCTGACGGCGCCTTTGCGTCGTCCGCTGCCTCTTCGCCTACCGCCGTGTGTGCCGGTCATCTCGATAAATCTTGATTGTTTTCAAGTTCGGATCGCAAAACGACCCAATAGGAAGGCCGTGGACGCGTTTGTTTGAGTGCCCGAAGGGAATGATCCAGCCCGCTTTTGTTGAAAACATTGGAGAATTTATTTTGCGAAGATTTTTGCAGCGGGCGATCGAGCCGACACCGATCGCGCCATTTGCTCATAGCGATCCGGCTCGTCTTTCTTCTTCGGTCCACGGCCGACGACTTCGAGCGCGAGGTTCTCCAAGTCCTGTTGCAGCTCGGACTTCGCTTCATGGAAAGCGTGCGGCCTGCCCGCCAAAGGCGGCGGCAGATTGCGCGCCCGACGTGCGAGCGCTTGCAACGCATTGGCGATGTCGACTGGTGTCATCGGTTCACCGGCACAACGAGCGCGCGCTTCAAGCGATGCAGATAGACGACGGAAGGGCCCGGCACGTAGACCATTTCGCGCACGCGCTTGATGCCTTCCCGCGTCTCGCCACCTGACGTGTGAGGCGCCTGCGGGCCGCGCTCGAGCGTGGCTTCGGTGATGATCTCCTGGCCGTTGGCGACAGAGCCGATGAAGGTCGCGGCCTGCTTCAATACCCAATCAAGGTCCTTGCCGCTCGCCACCGTCATGCCCGACGGCATCACTTCGACGCCGGGCACATACTGACCGGGCAGCGGCAGGACGCCGATCGCCTTGGCCGGAAGCATGAAGCTCAGCCGCCAGTCGGGCATCTCGTGCGGCTGCCGGCGGTTGCGCACTCTTCGGCTGGTCTTGCGATAGCCGGAGCGGCCGCTCATCGGCGCAGCCACGAAATGCGATGAAACCGCAGCCGCCACCACAATTCCTCGGCGCGCCGGCGCGTCTTCCACTCGACGAGCGGACACTCGGCGATCATGTGCATCAGCTCGAGCGTGGCGCTCATGCCGCCACCTGAAGCTGGCCGGCTTCAATCTGCCGGCGCCGGCGAGCGACCGCGCGCGGCCCGTTCAAGCCGTGCTTGCGGTACTGTTCGTCTTTCAGGTTGCGCTTGAAGGCGCGAACCTTGCGGCGCTTCAACGCGCGATCGAGCTTGTCCTGGGCGCCCTTCAAAAGAACGAGTTGCTCGATCGACAGCGTGCGCCCCTGCGGGACTTTGCGCTTCGCCGCGATCTCACGTGCTTTGAGGGCGGCCTGCTGCCACCCGCCTTTGCGCAGCCCCGCGCGACGAACTTGTCTCGTCTCGGCCATCGCTCTCCCCAGGAGGCGCGCCTCGGCCCGATCGCCAGGGGGGTGGGGAACCGAGCAACCGGGCCGTGCGCCACGCATGTGCAGGTACGCAGAACAGGAGCCCGCACGCGTTGGAATCCCTCATGAACCGGAGGTCTTAAAGGCTCGTATACAGCGCTCGTTGATGAAAAAGACCCGCACGCTCCCGCGTCGGGCCACAATATCGCTAAAGTGACAATTCGGAAGCTACAGTCACGCTGGATGATCGGTCAAAGCAATCCACGCATCGTGGTTAAAGAGATTTTGCGTCTGCGCCGGCGCGAGCAGTTTTTTGAAGATCGAAATGTCGGTCGGGCGATCGACGACAGGCCGAAAGGCACTCGCGTCGTACCAGCTTTCGCCGACGCCATAAAAAACCGTGCTGTGCACGCGGTTGACGATCTCGAACAGCCGAATCGCGGCCGTGCCACTGGAGGAATGCACGCACTGATCGCGCACCCTGTAGATCGTTCCTTTCTGCGGAAGTTTGTCGCCGGGGCATATCGTCTCCGGTGAAAAGCCGGCGATGCAAACGACCTTCTGTCCAACGAAGAGCGCCATCACTTCCTCCGCGTCTTCGCCCGATTAAACGCTTCGCGCGCCTTCATTGCAACATAGACATCGAACGAATCCGCCACATCGGTGGCGTCCATGTCGGGCCGCAGCGCCTGCATGATGGTGCCCCAGGCGGTGCGATCGATGTCGGGCAAAGGCCGCGGCCCGGAGATGATTGTCGGCTTGGGCCGATGCCGGCGGAACTGCCGCGGCTGCCGCGTCGAGCCGGAAATCCCGAATATGCTGGCGAGCCGATCAAGCATCGGGCGCACCAGGTCAAGCTCGTGCTGGCGCAGGTGCCGGTCCTCGCAGCATAGCCGCTCGAGCATCTCGATCTGCACGTCGGAGTAGATGCAGAGCCGATCCTGCAGGCCGAGAAAGGCGCGCTCCGATTCCTGTTCGGCGCGGATGCGATCGCTGAGCGCCTGGCGCGAAAGAAGCTCCTCGGCTATGCCGGTGAAGCCTTGCTCGTAGGACGGTGAGCGTGCGCTGCGCTTCAGCCCGCGGTGCTTTTCGTAGAGGCCGTAGATGGCGCCGACGCGGAAGGCCGCGGCCACTTGCACGTCGGTGAGTTCTCGATGCAGCGACAGCCGGCCGACTTCGGAGCCGAGGCGCGGGTCGCCGATGAGTTTCGTCGCGTCGGCCCGCACGCGTTGCCATGCCGCCGGCGCGATCGGATCGCCTGTGGGTTTGCGCTTGCCCGAGGGATAGCGCTCGCCCGGTTTTTTCTTGGGGCCCGACTTGTTTCTTCCCATCCAGCCTCTCGGGCCGCGCCGGACACGCTCACTACAGAAGGTCGGCGATCGGCACGACGTGAAGCCAAAAGCCGCCGCCGGGACAGCGAAGCGAGATCTGCACGCAGGTCGGATCGTCGGTGAGGTTGCGAACCTTGCAGCGGGCCCAAACTGCATCGCCGGCCTTAAAGACCCGTTGCGGTGCGCCGCGCGCGGGTGATTCGCCGGCTCGCGCGCGGGCGGGAGCGGCCGGCGCCTTGCCGACCTTGCCGTGCATCCCCTCTCCCCCTTGGGATTAGGTATGTTATGCTTACATATTCCAATTATTGCAGTAAAATCAAGTAATTATATGGCGATGCTAACACGTTGGTTAATTTACCTAATGTGGTGGATCAGCGCTTACCCCCCTGCTGAAGTGCCGGTGGAAGGGGCAAAACCGGCTCTTCCTGCCCTCCCGCAAGGCGATTCGAGCCCCCGGCCAGGGCGCGCTCGAAGGCGGTGCCGGCGAGCCCCTGCGCCTGCGCCGCGCGGATCGCAGCCGCCACCGGGCGCGCGGCGCCGTGCTCGCGGCACCAGCGGGCGATGTAGACCTGCGCCGCCAGCGGCCTGGTGCCGAGCGCGCGCGCGACGATCAGCGCGCCCTCGCCGAAGGCCCGCTTGTCGCCGTAAAGCCATGTCCTCGCCTCGCTTTCGGCCAGAGCCGGCGCCGACGGGGTCACGCGTGACGAGGCGAAAAGCTCGCCGGTATCGCCGCGGGCGTGGGCCTCCGCCTGCCGGCGGCGCGCGCGCGAGCGGCGCTTGCGCTCGGCCGCCGTGGGATCCTCGTCTTGCGGCTGGCGCTCGAACCACGACACGATGAAGTCGTCCATGATCCAGCCGACCTCCGGCAGCTCGAGGAAGCCGATCACGTTGCGCACGTCCTCGGCCGGCACCTCGATGCAGGCCGCGCACTCCTCGGCTTTGAAATCGCCGATATAGCCCTGCTGGCGCTGCTCGGAAACATGGCACAGAAGGTCGTCGAGGATCGCGAGCACATGGGCGAGCGGCACGCCGGTGCGCCGCGCGACGAGGCGCCACTTCGGATGGCGGGTGAAATTATTGTATTTGCGAAACCAGCCGTAGCGCTTCTCGCGCTTGGCAAACCCCGCCCCCCTTCCCCCTTGCATGGCGATTCCTAGCGCGCGCTCACGCCGCGCGCTCCACCAACACCCACTTGATGGCCCTGCGACCCGAACTCGTCTTGCCGAAGTCCGACGCATCGCCTGCCGTCCGCGCGCGCACGATCCCGCGCTCGACGAGGTGGCGCAGATTGCCGGCGACGGATTGATGCTTGCGGTCGATCTTCTTCTCGATACCCTCGCAGATGATGCCGGCAGGACCGGCGGCGCGGATGGCGGCGACGATCAGCGAATCGAGCGCGCCTAATTTTGTTCCCTGGAAGCTCTCGCGCGAAGTTTCGCGGTAGGCGATCGGCTTCTTCGCCCTGAACAGCTCAAGTTGCGCGGCGCTTTCGGGCATGCGGGTCTATGCCTTCCGCCAAGCCGAGATCGCGCACGCGGCGCGCCAGCGCATCGACCTGGTCGGCGAGGTTTTGCGCTTCATAGCGTACCGCCGTCTCCTGCAATGCCTTCACGGCCGGATGCTCTTTGTCGGTGATCTCGCCGTAGTAGAGCGACTTCACCTTGCGAAAGGAGAGACCGCTGCGCTCGGCCGCTATCCCGAGCCATCGCTCGTTTCCGGCCCAAATACGCGGGCCGGCGATCTCTCCAATCCACGCACGACACCGCTCACGCGTGACAGTGGAAGCATTTTCCAAAACCACCTTCTTGACGCCGGAAAACTTTTCCAAGACTCAAACACCCCCCAACCCGCACGCTGCTACCCGGCCGCGGCCCTCCGCGGCTCGGCAATGCCCCACAGCGAAGGAGACGCCGTGCAATTCCTCTTACCGAGTTCGGCAATGACGATGAGGTACGTGTCCGGCGGAAACCGCCCGGTGGAGCGATAGTTCGTGATGTGCTGCGGCTTGCGCTTCATGATGCCGGCGGCCTTCACCGTCCCGCCAAGCACGTCGATGACCTCGGAGGTCGTTCGCAGCCGCCGAATCTTCATAACCTGCGGAAAATACAGGTAGCCTGTATGCTGTCAAGGTTGCCGGTTGCTGAATCGAACGTACAGCACAACTGTGCGAGCTTCGCGCCCGTCATGGCGCGCCCGCAACGTCCTGAAAGCCTGGAATCCATCGGGCGCCGATTGCGGTTGATCCGCTTGGCCTTCGGCGCCGCGCAAGGCTACGAGCGCGAGATGAGCCAGGCCGAGATCGCGCGCCGCACCGGGATCTCGCACCAGGCCTGGAACAACGCCGAGACCGGCGACAATCGCATCGGGCTCGACAATGCCATGCTGCTTTGCGGCGTCACTGGCGCGAGCCTCGACTACATCTACTTCGGCAATCGCGCCGGCCTGCCCCATGCGCTTGCCATCGAAATCGACAAGCTCGTCGACTGGCCGAAGCCGGCCAAGCGCGCCTAGCTCGGGTGTTCGCCCAGGAACAGCACGATTTCCGTGGCGATCTTCAGCACCTTGACCGCCTCGGCCTCGCTCTCGGGGAGCTGCGCCACCACCTGCACGGCGATCCGCCGCAGCCATGCTTCTCTTTCAGTGGGCGGATTACGTCGCTTTTTGATCGATACGATATTTGCCATTTGACCCCCCGGCCTCGGTACGAATGGGAAAGCCCGTAATCCACCACACTAAGTTGTTTTTTAATTCCCGGCGAATCACATTCTTTCTCTGTCGATTGCCCGCTGATTTTCCGCCCGCTTCGAGCGCAATCGGTAAGTAGATAAATCTCTGTCTCTGTCTAGCGTGACGGTCACGGTGTCACGCGTGACATGAACGCCGCTTCCTGACCCCCACCCCCCTGTGGATTGTGGGGATACAGTTTCCGTGTATTTTTTGTTGACAGTATACAGCACCGCTGTATGGTTGGGTCCTCTGATTCGGGAGGACGCCGATGAACCGTTTTCAGCAAGAACTCGTGCTCCATGGTGGGCACCCGGCAAGGGGCGGCCATGGCGGCGTTCTCAACGATCGCATCTGGTCGTTCCAGCAGGCCGGCGGCAAGCGCGTGCCGGTGGAATTGAAGCCGATCCCCGGCTCGACCTGCTTCACCCGCAACGACATTCTCGTCACCCGCGAGCAGCGCGCTTTCCTTGCGCTCGACATGGCGGGCGAGTGCCGCCGGCTCGCCGCCGAGCGCGTTGCCGAGGGGCATCTCCATTTCGCCCGGATCGGCAAGGACCGGGCGGCTGAACTCGTTCGCCTCGCACGAAAGGCGCGGATTGCCGCCGCCACCGCGCGCGCGATCTATCGCGGGCTGACGCCGACAGTGCCCTATCGCTATCCGGCGGCGGCGGAGTGACGGCGATGATCCCCGCCCACGCCGAGCGCATCGACTTCAACGCCGTGATGACGACCGAGCGCCGTCCGTCGCGCTACGTGCCGGGCATCGAGGCCCTGGTCGCGACGGTGCGCTGCCCCTCCTGCGAGCGGACGCACGAGGATCCCGGCATCAACGAGACGATCGCCTGCCCGTGCGGGCTCTTCATCCGCATCGGCGGCATGTGCGCGCACATCTGGCGCGCGCGCCCGCTGCAAGCGGTGAGGTGAGCCATGTCCTTCGCTCTCGCCAAGGTGAAAAGCATCATCGTCGAGCAATTCCACGTTCACGAAACGACGGTGAACGAGGAAACGATGTTCTCCGCGCATTTGGGCGGCGACGATCTCGACCGCATCGACACCGTGCTCGAGGTCGAGCGCGCCTTCCGCATCACCATCACCGACGAGGAAATGCAGGAGTTTTCCACGATCGGCGATCTCGTCCGGCTCGTCGAGGCGAAGCAGCCCTCGATGCAGGCGGCGGAGTGATCGCCATGCGGACCTCGATCGAAGGCTTCGTGATCTCGCTCACCGCCCTGATCGTCGCGCTCTATGTCGCGGCGGCGCCGTACATCTTCGACGACTACTGCAAGCGCGGCACGGAAATCGTGAACGTCGTGCGCGTCGATATTCCCTGGGGCTGCCCGAAGGAGAAGCCATGAGCATGATCCGTTGCGACCATTGCCCGGCGCTGATCGACAGCGACGACGACCCGGATTGCTTCGTCGAGGTCGGCAACATGCGCCGCCTCTCCGAGACGATCGTCATGTGCGAGCCCTGCCGCGATCGCTGGCGGGAAAAGCGCGAGGCCGAAGAAGCCGCCGCCGATCGCGCGATCGACCAGGCGCAAAGGCGCGCGCCATGAACGGTCACTACGTCACAGGATCAGGTCTCTTGGCCATGCTCGCCTACGAGCGAGCCCATGGCCTCCCCACAGCCCCCGGCCAATGTCACCGCGGCGCCGCGTCCATCGCCGCGCGGACAGCAATCGTACCCACGTTGCGTAGCCGGGGGCTGACCCAATTCGGCGCAGAAGTGCGCCTTCGAGAACCGCAGCCGCCGCGGCGCCCGAACAGTCTTGGCGGCGTGGAGTGAGTGTGATGATCTTCCAACCCGCAAAGGCAACCTCTGCCTTCCTCAAAATGGGTTTGATGGGGAAGCAGGGCGCCGGCAAGTCCAAGACCGCGGCGAAAACCGCGATCGGACTGATCAACTACATGAAGGCGAAAGGCATCGACTACGCGTCGAAGCCGGTCGCCTTCTTCGACACCGAAACGGGATCGGACTGGCTTATTCCCGATTTTGAGAAGGCGGGCATCCCGCTCGTCGTCGCCAAGAAGCGGACCTTCGCCGAACTGCTTGAAGCCGTGAAGTGGGCGGAGGCCAATGCGTCCGTGCTCATCATCGACTCGATCACGCATCCGTGGCGCGAACTGCTCGAGTCCTTCATGAAGAAGAAGCAGCGCACCTACTTGCAGATCGATGATTGGTCCTACCTGAAAGGCGATTACGGTTGGGCTCAATTCACCGACCGCTACATCAACTCGAAGCTGCACATCATCATGTGCGGCCGCGCTGGCGACGACCTCGAGCAATACACCGACGAGCAAGGCAAGCGCCAGCTTGAGAAGGTCGGCGTCAAGATGAAGACCGAAGGCGAGACCGGCTTCGAGCCCTCGCTACTGGTGCTCATGGAACGCGATATGAACACGCGAACCAACCAAGTGACGCACCGGGCGACGATCCTGAAGGATCGCTCGGACCGGCTCGACGGCGAGGAGTTCGACGACCCGGACTTCAAGGACTTCCTGCCGCACATTGAACTCCTCAACCTCGGCGGCGATCACATCGGCGTCGATGTGGGCGGCGGCGACAGCCAGCACATTCTCAAGACCGAGAAGCGCGACTGGCAGCCGGTGCAGCGCAAGATCGTGCTCGGAGAAATCCAAGACCTTCTGACGCTGCACTACGCAGGCATGAAGGCCGAGGACAAGACCGCTCGCATCAAGGCCCTGCTCAAGCATTTCGACGCTGGCTGGACCGAGATCGAGGAAGTGATGCCGCTGCCCACGCTCCGCGAAGGCTATGACCGCATGTATCGCGAACTCGAGGGCAAGCCCTCGAAGTATGCGGTTGTTGCAGCGGAGACCGCCGACGCCGGCGAGAAGGCCGAGATCGGCGACGAGCTGCCCGCGCACAGCGCGCCGGCAGCGCAGACGAACGGCAACGGCCTCTCCCTCAAAGACAAGCTCCTCGCCGACATTCCCAACAACAAGTCGATCGGGGACTGTCTGAAATGGGCGCTGCAGGTGAGCGCCGACTTCCACCACAAGCTCACCGAGGCGGAGCGCAACGAGATCAACAACGCGCTCCTCGCCCACCAGGCCAAGCTCGCCAAGGCGGGCGAGACCGAGGGCGGCGCCGGCCAGGACGGCACGGGCGACAAGCCCTCCGCCGAGAAGCCCGCACGCACCCGCAAGCGGGCCGACGAAGCCGTGACCCTCCCGATGGGTGGTTGAAAGGGGATTTTTACCATGCGGAGTGTTATCTCCGATTCATGGACTTCCTCATGCAGAAGGACCGGCGCCACCTGGCGCTGGTCCCCTGCACTTCCATGGACGAGGAGCGGATCAGGGCGCTTCGCACCTACGATCCGTTCCAGGTCTCCGTCACCTTCACCCGAACCAGCAGGCTCAACCGCTGGTATCGCGGGCTCGTGGGCAAGGTCGCCGAGGCGATCGGCACGAGCCCGGACCTTCTCCACAACGACCTCAAATTCAAAGCGGGGCTCATCCTGCAAATCTTGCCCGTGCGCGCCGGCGGACTCGGATCGGTCGCCGTGCGGCTGCAATCGACCGCGTTCCCGCTCATGGAGGACGCGACGTTCTCGCATTACTGCGACACAGCGGTCGAACTCTTGCATCACGATTATTTGCCGCAAATTCGCGAGCGCGAGTGGCAAAAGCTCATCGTGGAATGGGCCGGCCGGCGTCCCCGCCTCGACCCGCCGAGGCGCGCTGCCTGATCCGCATGGCCGGAGGCACCGGCCATGATCGGCCCGAACTGCTCCTCCTGCCATCGCGAAGCCCGCCTCACCACCGGCGAGGAAATCTACCCGCACCGGCAAGACCTCTGGAACCAGCAATTCTACAAGTGCGATTCCTGCGGCGGCTATGTCGGCTGCCACAAGGGCGGCATCACCCCCTACGGCACCCCGGCGAACGCCGTGCTCCGTCGTGCGCGCACGGGCGTGCATAAGCTCTTCGACCCGATCTGGCTCACCGCGGACCTCTGCGGCGCATACGCCCCCGAGGACAACAAGGCGCGCTGGACGATCCGCAAGGCCGCGCGCACCCGCCTCTACGGCTATCTCTCGGTGCAGCTCGATATCCCGATCGAGGACACGCATATCGGCATGTTCGATTTAGAGCTCTGCCGGCGGGCGACGGAGGTTCTTCGCAATCTCACCTATCTGGAAGTGCGCGCCTGGGCGAAGGCGCGGAAGGAGGCGGCGTGAGCAAGCGCGTCCGCAAATACGTTCGCCTCCGCGACAAGCTCGCCGCGACGCTCGCCATGCTCCTGCCGCAAGCCGCCCGTGACGATCTCCGGGCGGCCAAGGTGCCGGCGAAGAAGGTCATCGACCTCTTCCACTTCGATCACAACATCCTTCACGCGTTCGGTGGCTCCGACAAATGGTGGAACCTGACTCCGATGATTGTGCGTCCGCACCTGGAGAAATCCCGCAAGGACACTTCTATCGTCGCCAAGGCGAAGCGGATCAGCAAGACGCACCAGGACTTCCGCCGGCGCCTGCTTTCCGGCGCGCGCAAGCTCGAAAAGACGTACCGCAAGCGCCCGATGCCTGGCGGGCGCAATTCCAACATCAAGATCACGATGCGGCACGGGCCGGTCGATAGGCGCACCGGCACGCCGTTGGGGAGGCGATGATGCCCGTCTTCGAGTTTACCGGAATGATCGTGCTTGGTGTCATCGCAGCGATGATCGCTTTTATCGTTTTCGTCGCGTTGTGCGCAGCCTTCGGGATGGCTTGGTCGATCGCGAGCGATTGGTGGAGCGACTTTCGCTATCGCCGGAGCATTCGGCACCTACCAAAACGGGGGCGCCCATGACCCATCCCCACGACGACGTCATCGAACGCGCCGCCAAGGCGATCTTCAACGAGGTCGACGATTGCGCAGCGCTGTTTCTATGGGAGGACATGCACCCCGCCCGCCGCCAGCACTATCGGCTGATGGCCTCGGTCGCGATCGCGCAGGCGGTTCGCTACGCCACGGCGATGTCGGAATTCGAGAAGATGCGCGAGTCGCTGAGGACCGCGATGCTCGAGCGGAGGGCGGCATGAGCGTCAACGCCACCTTCACCGCCGCCTGGATCGTCGTCGCCTCCACGGTCACGCTGCCGCCGCCGATCATCGGCACGCCCGAAATCACCGATGGCGACACCATCCTCATCGCCGACACCCGCATCCGCCTATGGGGCATCGACGCGCCGGAGACCGATCAACTCTGTTGGGACTTCAAGGACCGCGCCTACCATTGCGGGCTCCTGGCCTCCGACGTCCTCTACGATGAAATCGGCGGGCGCGAAGTGGTCTGCAATCCGGTCGACACCGACAAGTACGGGCGCACCGTCGCGATCTGCTTCGTCGACGGCCGCGATCTCGGCGACATCATGGTGCGGCGCGGATGGGCGATCGACCGGCCGTATTTCTCGAACGGCAAATATCGCGACGCCGAAAGCGAAGCCCACCGCGAGAAGCGCGGCATGTGGGCGGGAAGGTTTCAGGCGCCGTGGGATTGGAGAATGGAGCACCCGCAGCCATGACGACGACCATTCTCATCATCGCGGAGAATGACGCGAAGAGCACGATGTCGCTTCAGTTGGCCACCGAAGCCGACTGGATACCCTCTAATCCGCAAGACGCAACCGTGAGACGGATTTCGGGCTTCAAGCCGAAAATGATTCGCCGCGTTCTCCTCTACGGTTTCGGTTATGAACTGTTGTATGTGCCGCATCGGCCGAGTGAAGAAGTGCTCGATGCAACGAGACAGATCATTTTCAAGGCAGCGGACACCGGGCAGTTTTACCCGCATGGCGTGGCGGAACGACTTGCCGCCGCCGGCCTCCTCGCCCACATCAGCAAGCCCGAGAACGCGCAGGGGGCATGATGGGCGAGCAGCGCGGCGATCTTCGCTTTCGCGTCGATCCGGGCGACGTGCCCGAGGAGAAGGCCGCGCGCCGCCTGCACCTGACCGTTACGGAATTCCGCGAGAAACTCCCGGACCTGCTCAACCGCGGCTTTCCGCCGGCAGACCCGACGACCGGGCACTACGACCTCGACGCGATCGATGCCTGGCGACGTGCCCGCTATCCACACCTCTATAAATCGCCCGCGCCTTCCGCCTCGCCGACCGCTACAAGCGTCGTGCGGGATCGGCTGGCGAGGGCGCGCGGTGGGTAACGTGAAAATCCCCTATTACGTCACGCGGCAGGCGTGGACGAACTCGCGCCTGTGGGGCTATTGGGTGCCGACTCCCAAGATGAAGGCGCTCGGCTTCAAGGTGGTCGCTTGCGGCGAGGACGGCCCCGGCGCCTGGTCGGTCGCAAGCGAGTGGAACGAGCGCTGGCAGCTCGCCCGCCGCGGTAACGCGCCCGACCTCGCCCGCGTGTTTCCGGCCGGCTCGATCGGCGAGGCCTTCGGCCGCATCAAGGCGCTCAACACCTGGAAGGAAAAGAAGCCCCGCACCCAGGAGGATTGGGAGCGCGGCTGGAAGCTGATCGAGCCTTATTTCGGCGATCAGAAGCCCGGCGATGTCACGCTCGAGGACCTCGACGACTGGTACGCCTATCTCCTCGACAAGCGCGGCGTCCGCGAAGCGCATCGGGCGATGAAGATATGGCGCGCGCTGTGGCGCGTGATCGCCGCATTGAAAACTGCCGACGGCAGCCATTATTGCGACGCCAAGGCCGACCCCTCGCTCGGGATCCGGCGCAAGACGCCGATCGCCCGCAAGGACATCTGGCACGAGGGCGAGGCGGTGCGCCTCGTCAAGCGGGGCTGGCGGACGGGCTTTCACGGCCTCGCCTGCGTCTGTGCGGTCGCCTGGGACACGCAGCTATCGCCGGTCGACGTGCGCGGCCTCACGCCGGCGCAGCTCCGCGGCGACGCCGAAGGGCCGTTCTTCTCCGTCGATCGAGCCAAGACCGGCAAGGCGGCGATCGGCACGCTCTCCAAGCGCACCAAGCGGCTCATCGACGCCTATCTCGTGCACCTCGGCAAGACCGTCACGATCAAGGACGACGCGCCGATGTTTCGCAACCGCTCGGGCGATGCCTACCGCAAGGACTCGCTCGGCGACGATTTCCGCACCGTGCGCGCGCTCGAGTTTCCGGGCGACAAGCGCAAGCTCATGGACTTCCGCCGCTCCGGCGCCGTGGAAGCGCTCGCCGGCGACGTCGCCCCATCGGCGCTCGCCGGCAAGATGGCAAACACCATCGACCAAAGCCGGGACCTGCAGGCCACCTATTTGCCGCACAACGCGACGCTGGTGCGGCTCGCCGATCACGCCCGCTCGCGCGGCCGCAGCCGCATGCGGAGCGAACGGAAGTAG